ATGACGTTGTATTACATACTCACAATCATCTATGTGTGTTGCAGATGGATCAGGATATACATCCCAAATGCTTACAGCCTCAATGCGTGGTACAAGTTTATCATAAGGCATATACATCTTTCCTTCAGGAGTAGTTTCCCATTGATGCACCGTTTTACCAAAATTAAATGGACCTTTTACAATTCCTGTACCAAGAAGGCTAGACTCAAATATTGCATGACGTAAAACATTTACGGCATTACTGTCAGTAAGCTGATCATGTATAGTTTTTTCCATTTTTAATGCAGCTGATTTTGCTGGAGATATTTGTGGCTCACCAATTTTTGCCGGGCCCTCTACTATTGGAGGATCTTCTCCAAACTTAGCACCCAATGAACCTAAAACGTCTAAATTAGGTTGGGATGCTTCTAAAGCACCCGGACTTAATTCCCTACCATCTCCCTCATAACCAAATGGTTCTGATAACTCATCTGCAGGAGTTCGTAAGTGAGCAAATTCAGCAATACCTTCTGGTACTGGAGTAGACTCTATATTAATTGGAAATTTTTTATTAGCAAATAAAATATCTACAATTTGACCGTATGCAGCAAGTACTTTAGTCTTAGTTATTTTTATAAATACCTTAGACTTTTCTGTGCTTGTATATTGTGTAGAAGAATCATATACTCCACGAAAGTTTTTATACGCTTTTAACCAACGCTCTTCATGGGATTGTCTACCGTCTTCAGCACTTCGCATACGTTCTTGGATTAACCCTATAACCCCAGAACTTTCAGACATCTCTTCTGTTAAATCAATTGGATCAGACATACTGTTCCCTTTATATTATGGTATGTACTTTGAAGCACCCATTACTGTACTTAACGCACCTGTTTGGTTTGATGATACAGATTTAGCATCCTGTGTTGATTGAAATGGTCCGCTAATAGTACCAGCATTAGCACCAGCAATGCTTCCATCTAAACCTTCACGATGTAATGAGCTTTCGTTAGCTTCATTCATTGCACCTTGTTTACCCATCTGACCCATTATGTAACCAGATTTGTATGCACCTTTTACTCCTTGTGGCATAGTTGCCTCCTTTTGTTGTTGTTGTTAAAATCCGAGATTTGTCATCTCTTCTTGTATTAAGTCTTCTCCTTCTTCAGACTGTTGTGGCATAAGTTCACCACCTTCTATTCCTAATTCTTTTTTAATTTTTGATAACCTTAATTGTCTTGCATATTCTTCAGGATTATAGTCTTGCATCTCAAACATTTCGTTAGGAAAACCTTTTGGTTCAAATGCCATAGGAAAAAGAAGATCTGTTGGGTTAAATTCAGGTTCTGGATCTGCTGGAATATTTGGATCAAAGGCTGCTTCGCCTTCAGGCATAAGGCCAAATCCTGTAGCTAACATAGCAGGTACAGCTAATTTTTTTGAAATATTTCCTAAATTTATTTTCTTTTTTAAGTTTTCTTGATTTTGATTTAATTTAATTTTTTTCTTATCTTCAAGAAGTTTATCTATATCTTCTTCTGTTTTTAATCTCTTTTCTTTTGTTTTTGCAGCATCATATTTTTTAGTCTCTATATACTCTTCCATATCGGCATCAGAAGCATCTGCTACTAACTTAGATAATTTTTCATCTACAACTGGTATTTCATCTAACAGTGGTTTTTTTGTTTTATCTAAATTTCTTATAAACCCACTACTCAATAGGTCTGTAAAAACTTCGTCTACTAAATTAGCTGCTGTGATCGGTATTCTTTTTGCTGCATTACTAAAAGCTGTTAAATTATAACCAATATTTCTAATAGTTTGTGCAACACTACTAACTCCAGAATAACCAATATTTTTTGCTAAAACTATTCTGCTTGCATTTCGGTATTTTCTAATTGATGTTCTATCTAAACCATACGCTTCTGCTTCACTAGAAGACATTCTTCCTGTCATAATAGCCCGTATTTTATCTTTGTCTGGTATCTCTAACTCATTCCAAAGAGTTTCATTAGCATTTCTAAATAACTTTAATCCTGCATCGTTTTCTGTAATTTTACCAGCAAAAGGGCGATATGTTTTTAATTTTTCTGGAAATGCATTTTTTAATGCTTCTTTAATTGGGGTAAACGTAGAACTCATTATTTCGCCTGCATTATTTACTTTAAATAAAAATCCAGCTTCTTTATTTCCTATTTGTTGTTTTACTATATCTTTTACCATATCTGGCATAACAATAGTAACGGATTTACCTTTTATTGTTACATCTCTAATTACACCTTCAGAAAGATTTATATTTTCTATCTTAACATTTGCAAAATCATTTGGTCTAAATCCTCCATAAAGCATTATACCTGCTAAATTTTTAGATTCACCAGTTAAGCCACGTATTACTTGAGGCATTTTTTTATAAAAATTATCAGGAATAGCTACGCCTTTTCTAGATCGCATCTTATCCCAGTTTGTTAAAGAATTATATTTATCTTCTCCTACTACATCTTTTAAAAGTTTTGTTAATTTTCCGTCAGAGATGTGCATTTCAGCAGCTTTAAATTCAGTATTAATTATTTTAATCATATTCATTCTTTGTGACGGACTAAAATCATCATTGTCTAAAATAATTTTTTTCCAAACTTTTCCACGAGTTGATAGCTCTCTAGGAGTCATGTCTCCTATTAGTTTACCTTTTATCTTATACTCATTTAAAGCTTTTTTAACATTACTAATTGCTTTTCCTGTAGCTTTACTTGTATCATCTAAACTTGCTTTTTGATCTAAAGATTGGTTAAACGGAGTGTCTGCTCTTGGTAATTCTGATTCACCAATATCCTCTAACCCTAATTCTTTAACTATATTATCAACCATCAGTATCCAAATACCTCATTTTCCGGCACATATCGTTGCATCTGCCTGCTAGAATAGTACGGTGTACTTGCATTGTGCAAAGACCGCACCATCATCATATATCTCAACGCATCATATGCGTGATCGTCTGCTTTTGTATCTACATCCTCTGGATTATGTTTAGATAGAGGTAATGTAGGTAATGTTCTTACTAAATTAGTGCAATTTTCCATAATTCTTACTCTTGGTTGTCCTCTGCTGTCACAAGCTAATCTTCTATGCACTTCTATCTTTCCTGCTAGTCTGTTTCTGTCTGACGGAATCCATCTACAGCCTTTTCTGTTCATTGTTTCCGCTATACTAGGCCCTAACCCTGTTCTATTCCAACAACTTGCATCTAATACGGATATTTGCATGTTTGGATCGTTTCTTTCTAATTCTAATATTAAATCACCGAGAGCTTCACCGGTTTTGTTCTTTATATACAGTTCTCTATATATCCAGATGTTGTTATCCCAGTCTATAGCACCCCAAAGAATACAAGAAGGACTACTGTAGCCATAATCTCCGGCACGTACCCTAGCCCAACCATCAGGTGGGTCAAAGGTTTCCACCACATGTAGCGTTCTACTAAATTCTGTAAAAGCTGCCCCCTCTGCGACATCCCAATCTCCTTCTAATAATCTTTTTCGTTCTACTTCTGGTAAGGAAAGCAACATAGCTTCGTATTGACCATCTATAGCAAGATATGGATTGTCTGTCAACCTTGCTGGTATAAATTTTTTCAGAAATAAAGGTTCGCCTTCCTTAGAATGTCCCGCAGGATACCTTATTGTTTTCTGTGTGTCAAATTCCTTTGCCCAAAATGCTGATCCGGGTGGGGATGGGTCTATATACATCTTCTTTACCCACCAACCGCCTACTCCACCGGGGTTAGCTGTGCACCTCATGTAAAGACCAAGCTGTGGATCGGTGCTTCTAAGTCTAGATCTTAGGTAATTCCACACATATGGGGTAGGATACTGTGTTATTTCGTCTATTCCTATCCAATTAAACGCTTGTCCTTGGTATCTTGTTACATCTCTGTCGTCATCTACGTAAGAAAACCATATTTTAGCCCCTGAAGGGAACTCCCACGTTGATTTTGCCTGTTTAAACACTGCTCCCGGCACCGCTTTCATGTACAATTGCCTACTTTTGTCTATAAGTTCGGTCAATTCTGGTAAAGTACGTCTTAAAAGTAGTCCTCTGTGGTTAGGATTGCCTACATCTCTTAAAACATCAGCAAGAAGTGCGTATGATTTACCTCCACCTGCTGCTCCACCGTACAATACGTCTCTTTCTGGACTTTCTAAGAACTCAGCCTGTGGTCCATCGTTAGATTTAAACACAACTTCGTTCTCAGCAACGTGATTTCTTACTTTTTCTGGTAACGCTAGTAGTTCTTCTTCGGATATTGGCTCTTTTCCGTCACCTGAAAGAGCTGCATCTATTTTACTAAGGCTTTCTTGTAGTTTATTTGCCCTGTATCGTGCATTTATAGCACGTTTTGAATCTTTTTTTGCTTTTGCTTTAGCGTTGGATAGCTTTGTTGATACGGCTTTACGTATCTTTTTCCTATCCAGTTTGGCTTCCGCTGCCATCTAAGTATATTCCTAATTTACTACGTTTTTTTAAACCTTCATCAGATATGTATCTATCTGTTTTTGCCAATAGCCACTGGCTTGCTTTTCTCCACCCACAAGACTTGGCGTATGTCAATGCCTGATCTAGTGCTTGTAGCTCTTCTGGTATAGGAGACAGGTGTTTTTCGTCTTCTGTATCTAACACATATCCAAACGGTATAGTGCTAGTCTTTCTTCGGATTTTATTTTTTGCGTTTTTTAACTGATCCACCATACATCCTTTTTTTAACTACTTTGCCACCCATCATTTTCTTTGGTTTAACTTTGCCACCTTTAGCTTTTCCCATTGCGTTTTTCATATCTTGATCAGAAATAGTTTTACCACTACCCCTTCCACTTAATATTCTTCTTATCATTTCAATATCTTGGTCTGATAATGTTCGCCCACCTGTTTTATTTTTACCTGTTTTATTTTTGTTTTTTTTATCTTGATCTGATATTGTTTTACTCATAATTTTTCCCTTTTACCACCTGCTAGTTTCCCGAAATAGGTCCCCTTGTTCTGGTGGTGTATTGTTAGTTTCATGTAGTTCATCAATCGCATCTATCTTATCTTGGTTAGAAGCAATCTCACCTATCCATTTATCCATCTCTGCTGTAAGATCAGAATGTTCTCCAATACCAACAGCAGAGTGTAATAGCACATCAAGATTAGCTTTAGCCATATCTATGTTAGCTTCATACTTTTTTCTTAATGCAAATAGTCTCATAGGTTAATCTTTCTTTTCGCCTACAAAGAAACCAATAGCACCTGCTGCACCACAGCAAATCATAACTACGCTTTGCCATAGATCATTTGGTACCATTATGCCTAACATAGCAAATACACCACTAAGTGCTGCATAAGATGAAGGCTCTTTAAACCTATTCATTAATTCAACCATTATTATCTTCTCCTTGGTTAATAGTCATACATGCACAAGGGTTGTCCTCTGTACACGTACAATTTTCGCAGTCGCAATTTTCACATTGGCAGGAACTATTTTTTTTAGCGTATGCAGTATCATATTTTTCATAATTTTCTGTACCCACTGAAATAGTCACCCCCTATTGACCAGCTAAAGGATTATCAAGAGCTCTTTGTAACATAGTTCTTAATCTATCCTCTAACTCTTTAAGTTTTGTATCTATTACTTCTGCTCTACGGTTTGCATCCGATTCAATAGCAGTTCTTTTGCCGTCAAATCTGTCAGATGCATGGTCAATTAGATCTCTCATATCTTTTTCTATATTTCTAAGTTCTAATCTTACTTCTTGCCCAAGTGCTCTAGATCTTTTTTCTATAGCAGCAATTTGATCGTGGGCTTCGTGTATATCTGTTCTTAGGTCTGTACGAATTGTTCTTGCATCATCTTGTGCTGCACCAACTAATTCTTTTACTGTAGACATTTCTGTTTCTATATTTGTTTTTACTGAGCCTAACTCAGATTCTACTACTGTTTCTATACCAATAAGTTTCTCTTCTAGCACATCAAGTTTTATAGTAAAGCCAGTAAGATCAGGAGCCACGTAGCCATTTATCTTTTCCTCCATTGCTACCCAACGAGCATAGCCCTCAAAACCAGCCCACAGGCCACCTCCAATAGTCCCAAGTAAGGGTAGTATTAATAGGAGTTTACCACCCCTAATTTTAATTCCTTTATATTCTACCTCGTTACTCATACTGTTGTCCAATCATTTTTTCTATCTGTAGATTTGATCGTACACTAATATAACTTCCTAACGGATCAGGTAAAATTGCATCAGTATAAATATCTTCTGGCACATACCATGTCGGCTGTACCTGTACCACCTGAGATTGGTACGTTATTATATTTGGTCCTAATGCGTTTACAAGAGCTAAAGTTGTAACCTGTGATACAGGATCATAACTGTTAGGTAACCCTGCTATAATTTGTTTTGCTTTTTCTTGCTTTTGTTCTTGTTTTTTTGTTGGTTTGTTCTCTGCTACTTCTTTTGGTTCTTCTTTAGCTTTTTCTTCAACCACTGGCTTTTCTTCCTGTGCCTCTTCCTGTGCTACTTCTTTTTCTTGCGGTTCCTCATCAACTTCTTTAGCTTCCACTGTACTGCTAGTAGTTGTTTTTTCTTCTGCCTCAACTTCATTTTTAGTTTCTTCTTTAATCTCAGGAGTTTCCATCTCAGTATTAGCAACTTCTACAGTCTCCTCTACATTTTCTGGTGTAGCCTCCTCTACAATTGGTTGTGCTTCTATCTTTGGTTGTCCCACTACTTCTACAGGTTCTTGTACATCATCTACAGTAACTTCCAATTCTTGTATTTCTGCTACCATAGTTTCTACTTCTACCATTACCTCCTGCATGGACATTTCCCCCATATCCATATCCTGAAACATACCCTCAGAGACTCCAACATTTATTGTTTCAGGCATACCCTGTTCAAAATCATCTGGCATAGACATGTCTGGCATATCTAAATCAATCATCACCACATCGTCTATGTTTATTTCCTCAAAACTATCTTCATTTGGTAATGTTGTACTTGTATACGAATCTACAAGAGTTAGTGTTGTTTCTTCCTGTGCTTGCAATGGTTGTAATATTTCTACCCATGTTTCTACAGCTGTAGTTATTACATTATAATTAACTGTGTAGGCTACGTTATCAAAAAAGTAATTATTTGCTCCACCTACTCTTATAAATACTTTATCTAAATCTCCAGCAAAGTCATGTAAACCTGAGTACGTTGTTGGAGTTTGGTTATTTTCTAAGGTTATTGCTCCTGTATCCCACTGGAGTATGTTATCATTATAGCCTTTTGTTTGAAAGTACCCTGTTGTGTTTGCTTGTGAATGGTACATTTGTAGTTCCCATTCTAGTGTACCTCCATCAGATATGTGAAAATCACTTATATCTACATACTGATCAAATGTTGTTAGAGAATTTGATGTGCCCTTACCACACTTTCCGGTTCCAAAGTAGCTGCTGCAGTCTGGCATACTTGCTGATCCGATTCCTCCCCAATCATAGTCCATATCTCCATGTTTGGTGTTGCCCACAATACCTGTGTCTGCGTGAAGGATGTCTTCTGTGGTTTTGTTTTCCACCGTTGTAGTTGTTTGCGTAACTTCTCTAACATCGCCTTGTTCTTCTATTTCCTGTACGACAGTGTCGCCTTCTTCTAATAACTGTGCCTGACTATATGAAGAGTAATATAAGAAGAACAGAGAAGATACCAAGAGCACCCTCATCGGTAATAATTTCTTCATTCCTTACATTCTCCTTTACCCATCGTTCATAATCGGGTCTTT